ATCCGGTCGCCCAGCATGTCGCCGTCATCGAACACGCCCCAGTCGCCGCGCACGTAGTCGCCCTCGGGGTGCTTGGCGAACCAGGCGCGCAGATACCCGTACCAGTCGGGGTGGTGGATGTCGTCGTCGCACAGATGCGTGACCAGTTCCTGCTCCACCAGCGCGAGCGCCCGGTTGATGAGCGTGCCCTGGCGGGCGCTGTTGAGCCGCTCGTCCACGGTCAGGGGTGGGGCCGCGACGAGCTGCGCGCCGTACTCCCGGCACAGCCCGACCACGTCGAACGTGCTCCCGTCATCGGCGACGATGATGGCGTCTGGTCGCCCGGACACGACCGACGCCAGCGCCTCGCGCAGCATCCTGGGCCGGTTGAAGCTGTGGACGATGACGGCCAGGCCGGTCACGGCAGCACCTCGCGGGTCCGGAAGGTCAGGAGCCGCCCGTCGTCCCCCACCACCTCCCAATCGCGCTGGTGGTGGAGGCGACACGCGGCCGGGTTGTCCTTGCGGGCTTGCCCCTGCGTCACGCCCGTGGGCGACTGGCGCACGACGTGGGCGGTGATGGCCCCGCCGTAACCGTGCCCGCTATAGGTCGGCAGCACCGCGACCGATGACCACCACACGCCGTCCGCGTCCCGCCGGATGACGCCATACCCCACCACAAACCCGTCAGTCTCCTGGTAGAGGTAGGCGATGACGTCGCCCTGGTTGGCCCGCCACCACTGCTCCTGCGCCGTGTGGGCGATGGGCGCGGTGTCATGGGCAAAGCCCAGGCGGCACGTATTGCGGATGACGCGCAGCCATTCGACGTCCTCGTCATCAATCACGCGGCGCGCGGTCAGGCCCACCGCGTCGAGGAAGCGTGCCCCGGTGTCAAGGCGTGTCGTTATCATGCTGGCCTCGCCACACTAATCACGGCGTCAACCCAGACCGGCGGCACCGGGTGCCAGCGGGCGACCGTGTCGGTTATCCAGTCGTAGTCGCTCTCGTAGCGATAGCGCCCCTCGACGTTGCGCTGGCCCACCTTGCCGGGGACGTTGGGCTGCACCAGGCAATGGCCCCCGATGCGCGCCTGTGCCAGCACGCCGGGCGTGTCCCAGAAGGTCATGCCCCAGTAGCTCCGGAACCGGAACAGGAGCGGGCACGGCGCGGGGAGGGCCACGATGGCCGAGCGGATGGCGTCGAAGGCGTCGGGGGTGAAGATGTCGTCGTCGTCGTTGCCCAGCAGCCAGTCGCCGTGCGCCAGTTCCTGCCCGTGCTCGTACTGTGGGTGTCCCCAGAAGTGGGCGGAAGACGCATGTTCGACATAGCGCACGAAGGGGTAATCCCGGCAGATGGCCGCCGTCTCGGGCAGCGGGCCGTCGAACGTGTCGCCGACGACAATCGCCTCATCCCCCGGCAGCAGCTGCCCGGCGAAGCTGTCCAGCGTGCGGGCCAGGGAAGGCCGGCCAGCCGTGGGGATGATGATGCTCAGTGTCGGCCCGCTCATCGCCCTCACCCGCTCAGGACTTCGCATATCAGGACTGCCCCGTAGAGCGTGCTCCCCGCGATGGCGTAGCTGCCGACCCCGTCAATCCTGGTCACCCTGGTGGAGTCGGCCACGCCGCCGAGGGTCGGGTCGGCCTCAATGGCCGCCTTGACCGACTTGGCCCCGGTGGGGGCGAGGAAGGGCATCAGGTTGGTTTGCCCGTTGGCGTTGACCGCGAGCGCCACCATGACGTACACGGAGAACTCCCAGCGCATCGCCCCGTCGAACGCCACGTCGTAGTCGGCCGTGCGGAGGAACGGCCAGGCGGCGACCGGCTGGGGGTTGGCGGGCTCGACCGCCGAGGCGCGCACGCCGTCGATGGTGGCGAGGCGCACCTTGATGCCCGTGGTGATGTCCTCCAAGGTTGACGCCATCACCCACCCGCCATCCGCGCGACGACCGTGGCCCCGACCTTCTGGAAGAGCGCGATAACCCCGGAGACATTGGCGGCAAAGGCCGGTTTCATGTAGGGGTGGGGCTTGGTCCCCTTCCGGCCAATCGCGCGGGCCAGGACGAACGGGTCAATCCCGTGCGCCCGCGCCCACGACGCCACTGCGGACACGGGTGGCGGTCGGCCCGGCCCGCGCCCAAGCTCCGCGTACAGCCCGTAGGCGACACTCGGGCCAATCTTGCTCGTCAGGTTCGCCCCGCCGCCGCTGATGACGTGCGTGATGCTGCCGGCCAGCCGCCCGGTGTGGCGCGGGGCCAGCCGCCTGGCGCTGCCCTCGATGAGCAGGCTGCCGGCCGTCATCGCCGTCCGCACCTCGGCCGCGAGCGTGGCGGGACCGGCGGCGACACCCGCCTGCAACGCCTCCAGCCCGATGATTTGCACCGTTATCCCGGCCATCAGACGGCGCACCATTCCCCCGCCACCGCCCCCTTGTAGGGCGTGACGAGTGCTTCAACGTCGGGGTCCATCGCGCTGATGCGGGTATATTGCCCGAGGTCGGTGGTCTGCAAGATGCCGAACGGTGCCTCGCGCGCCCGCTTGAACAGCCGCTCGGCCTGGATGAGGCAGGCTTGCCGTATCGGTGCCGGGGCGTCGCCGTCCACCGTGTAGCCCCAATCCCCCACCACGCGCACCTGGCGGTCCTGGGGGAAGGAGCGGGACGACAGCGGGGCGATGCGGAGGCGGGTGTAGATGCCCGTGTCGGGGAGCGGCATGAGCGGGGCGAGGAGGTAGTCCGTCGCGGCGAGGGTCGTGGCAAACGTCAGGTCGCCGTTCGTGTCCACGGCCACGCTGGTGATGGTGCGGATATCGGGGCGCAGCTCGAGGATGTTGGGGGAGGTGGCCCAGAAGTACTTGGTCGCACCCGCCTCGTCCCGGAATGACCGCCCGGTCCACTGGTCGATGAGCGCGGTGGCCGCGTCGAGCGCCAGTTGCAGCGGGCTGTCGTCGCTCTCGTCCGCGATTTGGAGCGCGGTCTTGAGCCAGGCGAGGGTGGCGTAGGATGACGCCATCGGGTGCTCCTTCCAGAGCGGTGGGGGCTCCTTTCCTCGGCGCGTGCCAAGGTCAATCGGAGCGAGGGGGCCGGGGACGGCGGCGGTTCCGCCGCCCCCGACAAGGTCATTCAGTTGTTGGTCAGACCGTGCCCCTCCGTTAGCGAGCCTTACTCAGGTCAAACCTGTCACCTTGCAGATGGCGGTCGGCCGGAAGATGGCGAACGCCGCGCGCATCTCGGCGAGCAAGCGCACGATGTTGCGGGTGAAGTCGTCGTTGATGTAGCCGGTGCGGACGGTCGTCTGCTCGCGGTCGTAGAGGGCCATCGTCGCCATCGACCAGTCGGCCACGACGGCGGTGTTGGCGGTCATGCCGATGGACAGGACGACGGGCAGCCCCCAGAGGGTATTGGCCCCGACCATCGAGGGCGGGCCGAGGAGGTAGCCGCCGGCCGAGGCGGTCGCCGCGTTCTCGCGGAGCAACCGCACCGTCTGCCAGTTCAGCGGGTTGAGGACGTGGGCGCTGGGGACCGACAGCCCCGTCACCTGGACCTTGACCATCGCCTTGAAGAGGGCGTCGGGTGTGCTATCGGAGCCAATCGCCTGGGCTTGCACGCCCGTGTTGGTGAGGATGCCCTCGAGGTTCGGGCTGCTGCCGTTGCCGGTGATGATGTAGGACTCCAGCGCCAGGTCGATGCCGAGCCGCAGCTGCCCGTCGATGATGGCGGAAATCTGCGGGAAGTCGGCCAGGGCGCGGGTGGTGACCGGAATCCAGTGGGCGATGGTTTCGACGGGCTTGGTGACGCGCGCGAAGTCGAGCGCGCTCTCAGGCTTGGTGCCGCTGGTGCCGCTGGCGGCGGTCGCCTCGGCCACCCCTGCGGCGGCGTTGGTGAAGGATGACTGCACGAGGTAGTCGATGGTGTCGCTCGAGGTGGGGATGCGGCTGATGATGTCGAGCAGGGTGAGGCCGCGCTGGCGCACGTCGATGTAGCCGGCCTGGAAGTCGTTGACGACGCCCGCGCCGCCCGAGGTGGTGCTGTTGCCCACGATGAGCGCCTTGCGCTCCATCACCTCACGGACCAGGCTGTAATCCTTGAAGTTGACGACCAGCGGCCCGCCCATCTGCGAGTCGGGGACGATGAGGCGATTGTCGATGGCCGCCTTGTAGGCGAGGCTCTCGATGAAGAGTTGGCCGAGCGACTTGCTGCCGCGCTGCACGCCGCCGTTCGCGACCTCGTCCTGCTCGACGTGCCGCATCGGGGTCGTGGGGGTGCCGTACTGCTTGCGCCCGCCAGCGATGCGGAGGGACATTTGCTCGTTGGATTCCTTGCGCTGGCGCACGACCTCGAACTGGTCCACCTCTTCGAGCAGCGCCTTGGCGTGGTCGAGGTCGTCGGGCCGGCCGGCCTTCATGGCGGTCTCGGCCTGCTGGAAGCGGGTGGCAATCTCCTGGTTGATTTGCGCGAGGCTCAAGTCCTCGATGGGGCGGCGCACGTCGGTGATGGCGCTCATGCTGACTCCCGCAGTAGGGCGGCGTAGCGCCGCCGGGCGATTTCCAGGCGTAGGCGAATGGCCTCCGACTCGTCGGCTTCCGCCTCGGGAGTCACGACCGCGAGCGCGGCCAGTTCCTCATGCAGTGCTTTCGCCTCTGCGAGGAAGGCCGCTATCGCTTGCTGGTGCTGGTCGTTGAGCGGGCGGTTGATGGCGGCGCGACGGTCGCGGAGTGCTTTCGCCTCCCGCGCGACGGTCGCCTGCGCCTCGCCGGCCTGCTGTAGGAGCGCGGTGAAGGGGAGGTCGGTCTTGAAGCTGGTGACGATGGCGTTGGTGTTGGCGGGCACGGTGACGAGCGACACCTCGACCAGCTCGACCTCGCGCAGGACGCGCGTCCCGTCGTCGCTGTAGTCGGCGGCCTTGGTCATGAAGCCGATGGAGAGGGCATCCACGAGGCCGGCGGTGAGGAGCTGGTGCGCCTTGGTCCCGGTGTCGGTGGGCACCAGGGACCAGTGCCCCAGCAGCCCCTTGTCGTCCTCGGTCAGGCTGATGGCCTTACCAATCGGCTCCGCGAGGTCGTGCTGCCAGAGGAGGCGTACGTTGGGGCGGGTGAGGAGGGAGGCGCTAAACGCGCCCTTCGCCACGATGTCGCCGTAGCTGTCGGGCGTCCCGCCAAACGTGCTGGCGTAGCCCGCCACCTCCCAGCCGGAAGCGGCGGCCTTGAGTTCGGTGAGGTTGAAGTCGAGTTGCTTGCGTTCGAGTTCCACCGCGCGCCTCCGGGCATGAGGACGGCCCACCAGTGGGCGGCAGTAGAGCCGCGCCGTAGTGGGCCGCATAAGCCCGGAGGGGTGTTCGTTATGGCAACACTATAGGCGCGTGTTAGCGGCTTGTCAATCCGACGTGGGTGTGCCAGCCGCACCGCTCGCAGCGCACCTCGGCCGGGAGGGTGGCGGTCAACTCGCGCCCCTTGTGCCGCAAGAAGAGGCGACCGTCCTCGACCAGGCCGAGTACCTGCCCGCAGCGGCAGCGCACCTGGCTGCCGCCCGGCCCGGCGTGGCGGGGCAGCCGCTCCTGGTTGGTGATGGCGGCGTGTTCCAGCTTCATGGTGCCTCCGGTAAGGGCACGCGCCGGCGGAACAGCTTCC